AAACGCCACGGCCCGGCGGGCGGCATCCCTGCCACCCGCCGGGCATCGCGCGAGTGTCACGTTCAGCTGCCGGCGGAGACCAGCTTGGCCACGAACTGCGGGTCGTGGTTGGCCAGCCCGAACCGCTGCAAGCCGCGGTAGACGATGCCGTTCTTCTTGAACGCGGCATGCTCGGAGGCCGCGACCTCGAGGCCGTTCTGCTTCAGGACCACGGCGGTCGCCATCGCGAAGTCACCGTAGAGGGCGAGCGTCCCGGCCGGCAGGCCGAGCACCCGGTAGACCGGGACTCCCATGATCGTCGGCAGCACCCGGTCGCCGACCATGGTCGACTGGCTGATGACCGACGACTTGAGCATGTGGGTCCAGCCGGCACCGCTCACGACCCAGGCCGTGTTCGCGGCCCGGTTGTCGATCTTGCCGACCACCTCGGCCAGGTCGCCGCCGTCGAAGTCCTCGCCGGCCTCGACGGTATTGCCCTCGGAGACCTCGTCCACGAGGCCGTCGATCTCCTTGCCAGCGTCACCGTTGAGCCACACGTCGTCGATCTTGGTCGCGACCGCGATCGAGATTTGCCGGTTGAACACGGTGGCGAGGTTGGCCACGCCGGCCGCGTCGTCGAGCAGCCGCCGCGAGATCGTGACGAGCCGCCCGACCTCGTGGAGCGGGATGTCCACCCGGCTCGTCGGCATGGCCTCGTCGTCGACGTCCGTCAGCTCCTCGACCCAGTCGGCCTCGATGTCGCCGATCTTGGGCACCTGGAACTCGTTCGAGGTCGTCTCGAACAGGGTGGCGAGCTGCACGCCGACCGACTGGTAGGCGAGCGTCTCGACGAACCCGCGGTAGAGCTCGGGCGAGACGAGCTCGACGCCGGCCTCGTCGTAGGTCGGCGAGGTCTCGCCCATGTTCCGGAGCTCGGCGGGCTTCGCGCCCATGCCGATCGCCCGCAGGAACTGGCCGCCGGCGATCAGGTCGTTCGCCGCGACCGGGCCGCGCTTGGCGATGTGGATCGCCGGGCCGCGCCGCTTCTCGATCTCCGCTGCCGGGGCCGACGCCGGGGCCGACGCCGTCACCTTGCGGAGCCCCTCGATCCGGGCGTCGAGGTCGTGCTCGCGCTGGGCCAGGGACTCGACCTCGACGGACCGCTTCTCGGCGGCGGCGAGCCGCTCGGCGATCTGCTTGTCTTCGGCCTCGTCCTTGCCCTCGAGGGCGCGGAGGTCGACGATCGTCTTCGAGAGCGTGGCGGCTTCGTCCTGAAGCTGGCGGAGCTTGGGGCTGGGCATCATGCCCTCCTGTGATCTGTGGTGTCTGAAAACCTCTCGCACGATAGGACCGTGCTACCGGCCCGCTGAACTTGACACGGAACAATTTCCGGATTTGCAGTCGGCCGGCAGGCCGGCCTTCGCGCGCTCGGCCGCGCACCGCTTGCATGGGCAGCGGCAGGTCTGCTGGACGCGGCCGTCCGGCTTCCAAATCCCCCGGACGCACGTCTCGCCGCAGTCGCAGGCGACCGGCGCCGGGCCGGGCGGCGCCGGGCCGGGGCGATCCGCGAGGAGCGTGGCCCGCGCGACCTGGACAGCGGCGAACGCGCGCGGCCGCTCGAGGTCGATCGCGGCCGGGTCCGTCGAGAGCCAAACCAGGAACGCGACGATCGCCTGCCAGACTGACGCCAGCATCAGAGCCCCTTTCCGTGATCGACCACCGGGTAGCCGTCCTCGCCGATCACAGGCGCCTGGACGAGCCTCTGGTCCCGCCGGGCCGGCTCGGGCGGCGGATCCGCGAACGCGGCCAGCCACAGGAAGCTCTTGGCCGCGCGCACGATCCAGCGAACCGCGGGCCGGTCCGGCTTGGGCGGCGAGTTGTCTGTCCGCGTGGCCAGGAAGTAGCCGGCCGCGAACGCGACGGCCAGGACGAGCACCGTTTTTCGATCAAGCATCACGGGAACCTCAGAAAGCGATCGGGGCAGGGGCCATGAATCCGCCGTTGTCGAGGTCGCGCCAGCCGAAGCCGGAGACCGAGCCGACGGCGTAGCTGTCGGGCTGGCTCGACAGCATCCGCTCGACCACGGGCCGTCGGACCCAGAACGATCCCTCGGGCATGTCGTCCGGCCAGCGCGGCCCGGAGATCCAGCGCGGACCCCAGGAGTTCAGACACAGCAGCCCGTCCTCCGGGCTCCCGTTCTTGGCGTAGCGGACCGCCACGAAGCACATGCAATGGGCCCACTGCCCAGAGGCGCGGGCGTAGGCGTGCTGGTCGCGAACAGACTCAAAGCCGACCAGCGAACAGACGGGGACCGGGAACCCGGCCTCGATCGCGGCGGCCGCCTCCGCCCACGTCTTGACCATCGCGACGTGCTGGGCCGGATGCTTCTTCGCGATCGCGTCGAGCTTGCCGCCGTCGCCCTGGCCGCCGTTGCCGTACGCGCCCCAGGCCTTGGCCCGATCGGCCGAATAGACGCGGAGGTCGTGCCCGCCAACCTGGTCGCGGTAGACGACGCCCCAGTCGCGGGCCCACCGGGCGGCGGCCGCGCCAAACGATCCGTCCGACCAGCCGCCGACCGGGCTCTTGCCGTCGCCGCTCTTGCCACGGGCCTCGACCCGGGAGCCGCCGTAGATCGCCTCGGTCGCCGGGAACGGCGGCGGCATCGCCAGCCGGCCGGTCTCCCAGTCCACACACTGGGCGAGCCACACGCCGTGGGCCCAGCCCCAGGAGACACAGTCCCCGATGCCCTGCCGCTCGACGACCCAGGGCCGGCCGTAGAGCTGCTGGTGAGCCTTGTAGCCGGCCCGGTAGAGGAACGTGTCCTTGCCCTTGGCCTCGCGGATCGTCTCCGCCCCGGCCTGGCGGAACATCGGCTCCGGCAGCTCGGCCAGAAAGTCGGCGACCCCTTCCGGGTCCGGCGTGTAGCCGAACCGGGTGTCGTCGCCGACCGTGCCAGGCCGGCCACCGCTGAGCTCGGCCAGGATCACAACCGCGGCCGCCACCAGCAGCCCGGCCAGCAGCAGCCAGCGGATCGCCTTCGAGCTCATCGGAAGGCCTCGTCGGCCGCGTCACGAATCTGCCGGTAGGCGGAGATCCACTCGGCCTTCTTGGCCGGCGTCAGCGGCGCGCCGCTCGTGCCGACCTTCGTGTCGAGGTACGTCTTCACGGCCTCGCGGATGCGGGGGTGGAGGTCGCCGATCGACTGCCCGCGGAGCCGGAGGTCGAACGCCCGGACCCGCAGGTCGTCCATGGCCTGGCCCGAGGTCCACGCCGGGGCCGGCTCCATGGAGTCGAACTCGAGCTCGTCGGCGACCTCGCCGAACAGGGCCGCGAGCTGGGCCGCGTGGACCGCCGCCTCCGGGTGCGGACTGAACTTGCCCTTGAGGACGATCTCGGCGTCCGGGGCCGGGCCGGGGGCCGGGGTCGGTTCCGTCTTGCGGCCGGAGGCCCAGACCAAGGCGAGCGCGACGATGAGACCGGCCCCGACCAGGTGGCGGACCTCGAGGTGCGGGAGCCTGCCGTGGGCCAGCGCCACGAGCTGCTCCAGGCGGTCGCGTCCCAGGAAGGCGTAGGCGGCGGCCAGGGCGAGCGCGACCAAGAGAACGGTTTGCATCACTTCCTCACGAGGGGCAGCAGCTGCTCGATCGCCCCGCTGGCGATCGCCAGGACAAGCGACCTGACCGGCGAGCGGACGATGAGCCAGAGCGGGTACACCGCGAGCGGGACCGCCTTGTCGGCCACCGCGTCGAAGAGCCGGGCCACGGCGTCGAGCGCGAGCGCCTTCTTCTCGGCCCCCGACAGCATCGTGACGGTGTCGAGCACCGTCACGACCAGCCGCAGCAGGGCCAGCATCAAATCGCCGAACTCGGCCCACGAGATGCCGTCGGCCGCCGCGCTCTTCGCCGTGGCGATGAACGCCGAGATCTTGTCGAGCAGGCCGAGCCTGTTGTCGGCCGCGGCGACGGGGGCGTCAGAGATCATGGGCACTTTTCCTTTCAGCCGGTGACGATTCGCATGCGGGCGGCCGCGGCGGCGGCGGCCGCCTTCTGGCCGGCCAGGGTGGAGACCTTCACCTTCGGCGGCGCGGCGGCCTCGCGGGCCTCGCTGGCCAGGGCGGCCGGGATGCCCTCCGGGTAGTCGTCGATCCAGACGTCCACCTCCAGGCCGGCCTCGGCGGCGGCGACTCGCTTCTGGGTTCCGGAGCCGCAGAGCAGCGTCCGCACGACCTCGAGGTCGCCGAAGGCCAGCCGCAGTTCTTCGCGGTTGGCCTCCGTGTCCTCGCGGCGCGAGATGCACACGACTGAATTGCCGCGCCCCGTGGCGTCCACGATGAAGGACCGCCACAGGCCGGGCGCGGCGGTGAACGTCCGGTCATAGTCGATGGAGATCGTGAGGGGTCGCTCGCGGGCCGCTTCGACGCTGCGGGCCTGCTTCCAGAGCGGCAGCGAGCGGGCCCCGATCGAGCTCTGCGTGTAGGCCGGCCGGCTGACTGCGGAGATGTCATACAGGCCGGAGGCCCGCAGCACGGTCCGGATGACGTTGCCCTTTTCGTCCTCCGTCCACGTCTCGCCGTCGGCGGCGGTCGTGAACGCGAAGCTCGCCGCCGTGATCGTCCGGTCCTCGACGAGGAGGATCAGATCGCGGCCGGCCTGGGTCTGGATCGGACGGTGGGTGTAGCCCAGGCCGCGCGGCTCCTTGCGGAGCTCGAGCCGCCCGTTGGTGGTCCGGCCGGTGATGAGGGCAGGGTCGTGCTCGCGGTAGAACGGGACGTCGAGCTTCCCGCGCGGGTCGTTGGGCTTCCGGTCGATCAGCCCGTCGAACGCCGTCGCCGAGAATTTCTCGCGAAAGCCGCCGAGATCGACGGACAGCGATTCCCAGGGTGGCGAGACTCCGACGAGCTCCGGCGGCTGGCCGTCGCGGGCTTGCACGGTCATCGCGTCCGGGTAGTCGGCGAGCGGAAGGTAGCGGCGCTCGATGTCGGTCGTCATGGCTGGGGCTCCTGGTCCAGTGGCTCGGCGGATAGCTCGCTGACGCGCTTTCCGACGGTGAACTCCGTCGGCTCGCCGTTGAAATACAGGCGGATACTCGCGGCCGGCTCGGCCTCGCTGGCGGTGATCGCGAACGGCGAGCCCTCGACCCCCAGGATGCCGTCGATCATCAGGTGCTCGATCGTCCCCTCGCCGCCCTCCCAGTAGACGTACTGGCCTTCGCGGAAGCCGCCGGCCTCCGGCACGCCGG